CATAATTATACCCTGCTGTTGTGTGTTCTAAAGTATTTGTTATCTGGATCGTTAAGATATTTAGCCAACAAAACAGGGTCACTTCTGACCGCTCCGTTAGTTTCCTTCATCCAGTTCTGCCATACAACTAAGGGAATAGACGCCACCTTTCTTCCAAACATACCATCTGTAGGGTTATTTATTCCGCTGTTGAATTCTTTCTTGTTATTGTTTAATACAGGTTCTGTATCCTGTACCTTAGTTAAAGTAAACTCTTTGTCACTTTCTTCAAAGTAAGTGGTAGATGTTTCATCTATATCGAATATAGTCTTATACATACCCCTTGCCTCCTACCTTGGCAACTTTTTGTGGTTTGCTGTAAGCCTTTTTCAATTCAGCCATAGCATCTACTTTCTTTGATTCAACTTTTTTATCAGGTTGTCGATCAAAATGTTTCTTACTTAGTTTCATGTTCTTTCCTTTATAGGTCATCTAATTCAAAAGGTCAGCCCCCCGAAGGGGGCATCCCAATTACCGCTCTTAGAGAGCCGGGTCCCAACCAAGGATGGCACCGTTAGCAGCCTCATTGCGGGCACGTAAACCGTACTCCACAACCAGTTGCTTCGCCATGCTATCACCTGTACGGGCCAGATCAAAGGTATTGAAAGGTCGCAGATAAGCGATATCCCAATACTCATAATCTAGGAAGTAGCAGGTCTTGGCAGGCATATGCCGGTTAGGTACAATCTGAAGATTGCCAAAGTCACTGACATAGATGTCAACCGCAGCCACAACATATGCAGGCGACTGATCATTAGCAGATGTACGCAACTCAGAAACACTCTGCGAAAGCGTAGAGATTTTCTGCTTAAGCGCACCATCAACCATGATGACACTTGGGCTTGCACCCGCATCCCAACACTTCTTCATGAGGTCTTTGATATCGGCCTCAACAACAGCCTTATCTGCACCCGCAGTCGGAGGAGTCGTACCAAAAGCGGAAGAAGCAGCAGCCGTTCCGTTCTCTAGGTTTGACTGAATCCATGCACCTACAGAGCCAGTTTCACGTGCCGTACCTGACGAACCCGCAACCATACCGTTGTTGGTAAGAAGCATTGCTTCCATATCCAACTTCAGTTCTTTTGCACGTTTCGCCATTTGATAGGCTTCCGTAGATTTACGACCCGCAAAGTCAACGGCTTCAGCAGTTCCAGAAGTCTGGATTGCTTTCGTGCTGATCTGCGTGTAGTTTCCACGGCGTGTCGGTTCTGATGCTGCAATCGCACTTGCGTCATCGCCTTCAGCAACACGGTTGCTAGTATTGGCTGATGCAAGAGAATCCGTCTGCCATTCAAAATAAGTATTATCGCAAGACGATTTACCTACGTTTGACATGAACGGAGTTTCTTCCGGGCTGATATTGTAAATGATATTTGACAGGTCTTCACGAATGCCGATGGCTCCGTAAGTTTCCCGTGTATTAGTTGGTACCATAGTATTTTCTCCTTAGAAAATATCCTCTAACAGTTTGGCTGCATCTGCAACCTTCCCTGAAGAGTTTAGTTGTTTTGAAAGTTCGGCTTTACGCCTACGTTTAGCATCGGACTTGGGTCGCTTGGCTCCGCTCTTAGCCATCTTAGGTTTATTTTTAACCTTCTTGTTTTTCAAGTCAGCATTTTGAAGTGCATCATATTTCATGGCTTTATGAATAAGATATACAGACCTTGAATCAACAAGACCCTCCATCTCTTCTCTGGTAAACCCGGAGGTTACACCGTAATCCATAATATCTTTAGCGATCTTAGGTTGTGCATCGGGGTCATTCCATTCAGGAATAAGTGTCCCTAGTTTGCCTATCTCTTCCGCTACAGCCTTCTGACGAATCTGCTCCATCTCTTGCTGTTGCTGTACTTGTACCTGCTGTTGGTGGTAATGCACTGACTTGATGCGTTCCTGTTCTTCACGGAATTCATCACGCTTGGTGACATACTCTAGCGGGTCTTCGTTCTTTAATCGCTGCCAATCAACATTCTGAAACTTACTCATGTTCTGAGATAACTGTTGACCTAGTTGACCTAGCGCCTGTTCGTACTGTTGACGCTGTTGCATCAGTTGATTTAGTCCGTTCTGATATTCAGCACGTTCCGCATCAATGTTTTTACGCTCTTCTGATAACTCCTGCGTCTTTTTTGTGTAGTCAGACTGCCGTGAATAGCCTTGTTGCAATTCTTCTAAGGATACCTCTACGTCTTGACCATCAACTTTGATGGTGTACATTTCGGTTTCCTGCCCTTCAGCATCACGATTATCTGTTGCTTCATATTCCTCATCTTCATCTTCATATTCTTCTTCAGATTCAGACTCAGATATTTCAGCCTCCTCTTCCAAAACTTCCTCTTCCTCTACAGGTTGTGATTCCGTTTCTTCTACAGGTTGATCTTCTGCCACTACTGGTTGCGCCTCATCAGCGTCCATAAGTTTTAGAATTTCTTCTTGTGCGTTAGCAATATTCATTGCTTCGCTTAATGGTTCGGTGGGTCGCTTAACTGGAGTATTGTCCACCACATTTGGTATAGCCATAATTTAAATAGTTCTCATTGTTGATGTAAATTTAGTTATTTGTCCTTCCTCAAATATTGACTGGATATGTCCTACTAATCTATCCACCAGTTTGAGTTCAAGCCAAATCTGTTCTCTACTTTCAATGTCATGTTGGTTTGTTACTTGCCACTCATGTAGTAGTTGCGCTTTTAACGCTTCGATACTTTCTGCAAATAGATCATCTTCCAATAATCTTTTTGCATGGGTTTGCCTTTGTTCAGGTGTCATTGTCCTATTTTAACTGCCCTCTTTTGTTTGTCCTCTATCGCTAGTTCAGCCATCTTAAATTTAGATTCCATTCTGGTTTCATTAATCTCATTCTGAACCTTCATCTTCTTGACTTCCAACTCACCCTGCTTAACTGCTGTGTCCACGTTAAGAGCCTGCAACTGAGCCTCTTGCATAGGATCAGGTGGTGGTGGTTGCTGCATCTGAGGAGGTGTCAGGTAATCATTAACATTCTGATAGCCCATAGACTTGAGCAGTGAAGACTGCAAGTTATACAGATTCTCAGGCGTAACCATCGGGCTACCAGAGGCTTGTTGACCCATAGCCATCTGAGTCAACTGAGTTAACTGTGCAACCTGCTGATCCTTATTACCGTTGCCCAGAGCAACAGACACAGTAGCATCCATCCTGTCAGCCCATGACCTTGGGTTAACTTCTACCCATTGATCCCTAAGTTTAATGACACGCTTCTTGTCCATATTCTTAACCAACAGTTCATATATCTTGCACATCAAATCCTTAACGCCTGTCTCAGCAAAGTTACGGGCTATAAGTTCTACTCTAGATTGTGATGCAGTCATAACTGCGTTAACAGCAGTAGCCGTAGTATGAGATGTCAAGGCATCCTCATTCATTCCCTGACTCATTCTGCTTACGCCCGCTCTTGATTCACGTACGTCATCAAGGTACTGAACCATGTTAAACACGAAAGGTTCAAGCGGAGGAGTAGCCAGAGGGGTGACAGCATTAGGTGACTTAACACGTACGATGCCTCCCGGTCTAGCCGTCAGTAAATCATCCAGATTTGCCTGACCCTCCAATACCGCAAACCGTCCATAGTTCTGGTTGTACATATTGTCTAAAAGGTTACGCATCAATACGCTCTTAATTTTCTGTAATGGCATAACCAAGTCAGCCACAGAAAGGCCAAAGAACTTGTGTGATATCTGAATAGGCGTAAGACTGATAAACGGCATATTGTCTATCTCATCATTAGCCAATATAGTGCTACCTACTGTGCATACTTTGCGTAATTCTGCAATACCATCACCATCAAAGTCAGTTCTAATAAACGACTCATAGAGCCAGTACTCTTGCATAGACTCTTCAGGCGCTGCGTTCTGTGATGTATTAAAAAAATCCTGAGTGTGATCAAAAGCGTATCTAGCATTCTGCTCATCGTTCCACATAGGACTTCCAGTATCTCCACCCTTGAGGTCTTCAACATCTACATCAGGATACATCTGCCTAAGTTCTGACAAGGTTTTGCGAACACGATGACAAATAAACCTTGCATCTTCTATGGTTTTTGCTTCACGGTTAATAAGAAACTCTTCAGGTGGTACGTTTTCAATGCATACTTTACCGTTGTACTGTGATCTTTTTACAATAACATCATGATAAAAGTTTCCATCTTCACCGCCATACTCATCATGCTCTATGACCTCTACTGAGTCATCAGACATCAAGGCTTCAAACTCTAGGTCATTAAGGTTCTTGTATTCCTCACGAACGTACTCATCGTACTCATCCCACCATACCTTGATGATGCCGTTCTTTTGTAAAAGTGCGTCAGTAAACCACTGGTACATAATCTCCCAACCGTTGTGTTGGTTCTGTAGCACATAGTTTACATAGTCTGTGGCTTGAGCAGCCATATCTACTTCACCCGGATTATTAGGCTCAAACTTAACCAATTCATCACCAGAGGCAAAAACACGCATGAGTGAAGGTTTAATCCACTCAACTGTATCCTGTACTGTGCTGTCTACATACTGGCTTCTACCTTCAATCTCATTACCTAAAGGAAGAGCATAGTAATAGCGCATGGCTTCACGACGTTGCTCAGAAACGTCATCACCATATCCTACAGCCTCATTAATCTCTCCATCAATTCGGCTTACAATTTCATCTTCTGTTACTGGATCACTCATACAATTCCTAGTTCCTGATATTCTAAAGGTTTATCGAAGTTAAAGTTCCACGTGTCACCAGAACCCGGCACTCCAAATCTTCTGCTCATAAAACAATATCTCATTGCGCTCATACTGTCATCTCTAACCGCTACAATTTTTCCATCTTTTCTGTGGTACTGCCTGTACTCTTGTAAGACATGAGATAGGTGGTCAAATATCTTAAACCTTCCTTCCTCCATCCAAACTACCATCTGCTGAATACCTTCCTCCACACTATTAGAGCCTTTCTTCTGCCCCAACGCAGGGGGATTGGAGAAATGCTCAAGTAGAAAATTGCAGCCAAGAGTCCTATACTGGTCTGCCAACCCCGGATTACCAATGCTATCACGACGATTACCATCGTGGGGATAAGCAACAGGAATGAAAGCAGGACGGCGCATAATCTCAATAGAATGTTCCGCAGGGCTACGCTTGTTAGCATTATATGCATCATAAACATAGAACGTATCTTCCTCTTCGTCATAAGCGCCCCACACTACAGCGGTGTCATGGTCCCAACCAAAATCTATTCCTGCTATTCTGTCCCAATCATCTGGTATATCAAACGGCTCACACATTATTTTTTCTTCAGGTATTGGAAATACTAAACCTGATCCAATTGTAGGCTTGCCGAACTTACGCATTTCCCTCTCATGGGGTGAATACGCAGATAGAATCTGCCTCATGGTGTCATCATCAAGATGTCCGGGTTTACCCTT